AGATGCCCCCTGTTGCCAAACTCTAGATCCTGAGTCTCCAAAGAGTAGGAGATAGGAGTGCCAATGCAACTATAGGGGCAACCTACACCAACAATGGGTTCACCTTCACTGTGGTAGCTACCATATCAAGTGGCACCACCCTTCTCATGACAGGGACTGGTGCTCCTTCAGCAACAGGCACCCTTACCAAGGCTAGTGGGTCTGGTGATTCTTCCATTACCTTCTCCGCGGCACTTAACACCTTCCTTACTTGGAATGTAAACCCCTCTACTGGTGACTGGATTGACATAAACCCTGATGATGGAGGCTACAATACTGCCTTCCAAGAGACTTCCACCTTTGCGTTGGTATTTAAGAACAATGCCATGTACCGCCTGGATACAGTAAACAAGTCCACAGACCCTCAAAACATCTTTAACATTGGTGCAGTAACCCAAGAAGCTACTGTGGCATGCCAGGGGCTTGTGTACTTCTTTTCAGGCACTGACATCCGGCAAACAGATGGAGGATTCCCCCAGCAGATCTCCCGTGCTGCTGTTCAGGACATCATCAATGCAATTCCCCAGGCAAATTGGGGTGATGTAGCTGCGGGGCAACGCAGTGCTACCGGTATCATCATCAACCAAGACGAAACAGTTATCGAACGCAAGGCAGTTGAGGACGTACTCAATTACCGCTTGGATAACACTTACAAGCTTGACGATAAATCAAAGGTTTTACGTCACGATACCTTGCTTGATTTGGCAAAACGCCGGTTAGAAGTTGCAGGCGTGGACTTCCGTGGACACAGCCGTCAGGAAGTTGTTCAGCGCGCTCTTACAACCACTGATTACCCTATCTTGCTTGGCAACGTCATGCGTACACGCTTACGCGCGTTGTATGACTTGTATCCTCAGACTTGGAAGATGATCAGTACCCAGGACAACGTCGTTGATTTCAAGGAAAAAACCGCAATGCAGTTCGGCGGTACCGTGGCGTTTGATGAAATCAAGGAAATGGGTGAATACAAGAACGCTAAACTGGTAGAAGCGAAAGAAACATGGAAAATCAAGACCTACGGGAAGAAAATCGGTATTAGCCGTCAAGCAATCATCAATGATGAACTTGGTGGATTTAACCGTGTTGCAGTAATCCTTGCCAGGGCAGCAGCCAATCTAGAAGCTGATACAGTATGGAACATGTTGCTTGCCAACTCCGGTCTTGGTGTTGTCATGGCAGATACGAAGAAAGTTTTCGATTCTGCTCATAGTAACGTTGCCGGTTCTGCTGCCGCACTCAGCGAAACCACACTTAGTGCAGGCCGTTTGGCGATGCGGAAACAAAAGGGATTGGATGCAAGCGAACAACTGTATCTTACTCCTCAATATCTGATAATCCCTCCTGATTTGGAATTAACTGCACAAAAATTGCTTACCGCAGTACTGGCAGCGCAGACTTCTAACGTGAACGTGTTCGCAAACAGCTTGAAACCGATTGTCGAACCACGCATCACCAGTACCACAGCTTTTATGTTGTGCACTACCCAGATCGAGGGCATTGTTTATTCTTATCTCGAGGGTGAGCAAGGTCTTTACACGGAAACCCGTTACGGCTTTGACGTTGACGGTGTTGAAACCAAGGCACGTTTGGACTTCGGTGCAGGCATACTCGATTACAGAGGCTTTTACCGTAACGCAGGCGCATAAATTACAGAGGGGCGCAAGCCCCTTACATTAAAAAATTAAAACCCAAGAGGTTTGAAATGGTAAATTTAATTCAGGATGGCGAAGTATTTGAATACACCGCTCCGTCCGGCGGAGTAGCCGGTGGTGCAGTGGTAGTAAGTGGTTCGCTTGTTGGTGTTGCTAATTTCACCGTGTTAGAGGGTGAAGTGGTAACGGTTAACCGTGAAGGTGTTTACGAGTTGGCGAAAGCCGCTGTAGCTTTCACGCAAGGCGACCATTTGTTTTTCGATACCACTAACAAAGTGATTACAAACGTTACGGCAGCTGCTCACGTGTACATCGGTAAAGCATGGGTAGCGGCAACAGACGCAGCTACAACCGGACAGGTAGTATTGTTGCCTACATCGAACAGCCAAGGCGCTATCAGTACGGTAAACGTAACAGCCAGTGGCACAGTAGCTGCTGCTACAGTAACTGCAAGTGGTACTGCTACAGCTGCAAACGTGACCGCCACAACCAAGGTTACAACTCCTGCATTGTTCTTGGCTCCCGGTGCCACTCCTGCAAGTGCAGGTGCCACGGGTGTAGCTAACGAAGTAAGGCAGGATGGCAGTTACATTTACGTTTGTACTGCCACTAATACTTGGAAGCGTGCGGCAATAGCCACGTGGTAAGTCCATTTGATACGCTGTCTCACTCAGCATTTGGCGTAACTACCCGTATCATGGGTTATACAATGGTTTGGGAGCCCGTAGATGCAGAGCCTTTAACCGGGCTTGTACATTTCCGGGTTCCTACTGAAAAGGAGACGTTAGCGGAAGCTGACTATCATCCGATGCAACCATACATGGAGTTCAGGGAAGAAGATTTCCCCGGGCTTTACGATTTGGTAAGCGGTTCGGTTACACCAACGGTAACTATTGACGGCACTGTATACATTGCCAAATCAGGTGAACGGTTATCAGATGGTAAAACAGTTAAGGCTTATCTGGAAATAGTATGAATTATCAAGATGTTGAAGAAGCAATTGCCAGTTATCTCGGTACAAAGTTAGGTGCAAATGTTGATGTATATTCTCTTCCGGACACGGTAGAAGAATACAGCAAAACAGTTACACGCCCGAGAGTAACAGTAGCTTACTTCAATTCTGATTTTGCAAAGCCCGCAGGTATCTTCGGGTATCAAAACGAAAAGGCAATGTTCAGATTGATAGTCCAGAGTAAGACCAGAAAAAGCACTACAGGAGTTTTTGCAGTAGCTGCTAACGTGTTGAAATTCAGTGTCGGACAGAAGTTCACTCCTTTTGGTGAAATGTATTTACATAACATTTTACTCGAGGAATACAACCAGAAAGCCAAGGAATGGACATACGTGATTACTGTTGCAGCAGAAACTATTTTTGTAAAAGACATCCCTGAATCCGGTGATGTTGATATTACACAGATTACAATGCAGTCGAGTTACAACTCGTCTGATATTCCATAAATTTTCAATCAGGAGGTAAAACATGCCTGCTAATTATTTACACGGGGTAGAGACTCTCACTGTTACCAGTGGGAGCCGTCCCGTGAACGTTGTAAAGTCGGCTGTGATAGGGTTAGTAGGCTTAGCACCAACTGGCCCCGTAAACGTTTTGACTTTGGTTCGTAACCCGGAAGAAGCGGCTCAATTCGGGCTTGATATTGTTGGTAGCACTATACCAAAAGCATTAAGTGCTATCTTTGCACAAGGCAATGGAACGGTATTAGTCATCAACACGCTGACCAGTGACTTTGTTGAAACTATCACATCCGAATCTCATGTTGTCACAGCCGGAGTATTCCAGACAACAAGCGCACCGGTTAACACACCGGTAGTGAAGAACACGGATGGAACGGTTACCTACGTAAACAATGTTGATTACACCTACGATGCTTATGGCAGGTTCCGGAGTCTGACAATAGCTAATGCCGCAACGGTTAAAATTACATACGACCGTATCGACCCGGCAGCAGACCAGGACTCAGTAGTTGAAGGACTCATAGGCTCAACTACAGCCGGTGTAAGTTCCGGTATGATATTGTTCGATGCAGCTTTCTCGGAATTCGGGTATTCACCCCGCATTTTGATTGTACCGCAATACACTCATTACCCTGACTTATTCGCTGCAATGCTTGTTGCAGCTGATAAATTTAAGGCAATGGTAATTGCTGATAGTGTTTTGGAAGATACTGTGGTAGAAGCGATTGGCCGCCGTGGTATCAGTGGGTTATTCAACACAGCCAATAAGCGTGCTATACTGCTCTACCCTTGGGTAAAAGCAGCGTTAGGGGATCCCCGTTACGCAGCAGATACCATGCAGCCATACTCCTCGTTTTTTGCCGGAGTTATGGCCGCTACTGATTATAACGAGGGATACTGGATTAGTCCAAGTAATCACGAGATTGCAGGGATTACCGGTGTTGAATTGCTGATTAGTTCCTCGTTCACTGACCCCGTGAGCGATACTAACACGCTTAACGAAGCGGGCATCACCACGATATTCCAAGGCTTCGGTACAGGTTTGCGCACTTGGGGCAACCGTTCAGCGGCATTCCCGACAAACACCGCACCGGAGAATTTTGTTTGTGTTCAGCGTACAGCTGATGTAATTGACGATAGTATCGTACAAGCGATGCTCCCGTTTATCGACCGCCCGATTAACAATGCTATTATTGACAGTATCACGGAAACCGTCAACGC